AGCATTTAATAGGGAAATCGCTAATGTCCGAACAACGCTTTGATAGACTAGAAAACAGTCTTGATAGACTAACTAGTAAGGTAGATCAAATGTCAGAAGTTGTGACCGCTTTGGCTCGTATTGAAGAGAAACACGTAGCCGTCCAACAACGCTTAGATCACCATGACAGGCGTTTAAATAAACACAGTGATGCGCTAGACGAGTTATTTGTTGATACGACCAGAATGGCAAAGACTTCAGGAACTAACGAGTGGTTTATTAGAATACTAATAGCAAGCATGGTAGGTACTGTTGCTTACTTATTGAGAGGTTGAAATGAAGTTATTTTCAGTAGTTGATATGATTACAGGTATTTTTAAGCCAGCCGCAGAGCTAGTGGATGAATTACATACATCAGAAGAAGAGCGTTTAACCAACAAGTTACGTTTGTTAGAACTTCAAGCTGCTGCTGTAGACAAAGCTACTGAATACCATCAGTCTCTATTTGAAAACCAAGCTAAAATTATTAACTCAGAAGCACAAAGTTCTAACTGGATTGCCTCTAGCTGGCGACCTATAGTTATGTTGACCTTTACTGGTTTAGTCGTAGCTAGATACTTAGGTTTTGATGCGCCTAATATGACACCACAAGATCACGAAAACCTATGGACTCTGATACAAATAGGTCTAGGTGGATACGTAGTGGGACGTTCTGTAGAAAAAACTGTAAAAACATGGAAACAGGATTAACATGAAAACATATTTAGAACTCGTCAATGAGATACTTTTACGCCTTAGAGAGCGTCAAGTTACTTCTGTAAATGCTAACGACTACTCAAAGCTTATTGGTGTGTTTGTCAACCAAGCTAGAGAGATTGTAGAAAACTCTTGGGAGTGGTCAGCGTTACGTACTACTTTGTCTGCTACTACTAGTGAGGACGTTTTTAACTATGTTCTTACTGGTTCTCAGAATCGAATCACAGTGCTTGACGTTATTAATGACACTCAAAATAAGTTTATGACTTATAAAACAGCTAGCCAGTTTAATAAATACTTTAACACTGACGACCCTGCTAAGAGCGCTCCTTGTGACTATAGCTTCAATGGTATTGATGCCAATGGTGACACACAGGTAGACGTATGGCCTATCCCTGATGGAACATACGAACTACGATTTAACGTGGTAAAAAGAACTGTAGAGCTTGAGGACAATGCTGATGTAATGACTATTCCTCATGCTCCTGTAGTTGCCATGGCCTATGCCTTAGCTGTAGAAGAGCGTGGAGAAGACGGAGGCATGTCCAGTACTAATGCTTATGTGTTGGCTAATCGTTTACTTTCTGATGCTATTGCCCTTGATGCTGGCAAACACCCTGAGGAACTAGTCTGGGGAGCAGTATAATGCCAAAACAATTACTATCTTCTTCCATAGCAGCCCCAGGGTTTTTTGGAGTAAATACACAAGAATCAGGGACTACTTTAGAAGCTGGTTTTGCTATTGAAGCTAACAACTGTGTCATTGACGAATCAGGTAGACTAGGTGCTCGTAAAGGCTACACCTATTTAACTCAAGGTTCTACTGGTGTAAACTTAGATGGTATTCATGAGTATGTAGGCAACACAGGTTACGTAGACCACATTAGCTGGGGCAACGGAAGTATCTATAAAGGAACTTCTACTCTATCTACCCTAGAAACTGGTCACGGAGCTAGTGAGTGGAAAGCTACTAACTTTATTGGTAATTGTTATTTAGCTCAAGATGGATACCCTGTAAAAGTTATTGACTCTAACCTGACTATATCTAACTTGTCGTCACAGGGCGCACAGAACTTTGGTACAGTCAACGCTGCGTATGGTCGCCTATGGGCCGCTAGAACGTCCACTGATAAACATACAGTATATTTCACTGCTATAGGTCGAGACGACTTCCAAGGCCACTCTGGGGCTGGTGAGATGGACTTACGTAACATATGGACTAATGGTGGTGACGAGATAGTTCAAATCAGTGGATTTAACGGATACATTATTGTTTTTTGTAAAAACTGTATCGTTATACTTGGCGATAACAACAATGGTGATTTGACTTTAACTTCCGTAGAAATACGTGTTATTGAAGTACTAGAGAACGTAGGTTGTATTGCTGCTGGTTCTATACAGAACATAGGAACTGACATCCTGTTTTTGTCAACTAGTGGTGTTCGTTCATTAAACCGAGTAATCCAAGAAAAATCTAACCCTATTGCTGACGTTTCTAGTAATGTACGTGATGATTTAAACAAACAAGTTAAGTCAGAAAACTTAAATAAAGTTACAGGTATCTACAGTCCTTTTGACTCTATGTACCTTTTGATTCTTCCTGTTAATGATTTAGTTTACTGTTTTGACACAAGGGGAAGACTAGAGGATGGTTCATTCCGAGTAACAACTTGGTCTAAGATGGGTGCTCGTTGTGGCGCTCAGGCTAACACTAATAAACTTTACTTAGGGTTTACTAACGGAATCGGAGTATATCAAGGTTATTTAGATAATAATGCTTCTTATTACGTTACTTACTTTACTAATTATTTTGACTTTGGACAACCAACTATTACTAAACTGATGAAGCACATAGGTGTGACTTTAATAGGTGGTAGCGGACAAGAGTTTAAAATAAAAACTGCTGTTGATTACAATGACGTATATAGAACATATACTGGTTCAGTGCAGCAAAGTACAGTTTCTGAATACAACACTAATGTTGAATACAATGACCCTGATACTTATGACATTACAAGTGACGCTAACCCCGACAAGATAACAACTGATGTGTATACTGCTGCTGAATATGGCGGCTATGGTTTCACAGAAAAAATTAAACTCGCTATAGGAGGCCAAGGCTCTGTAGTTCAATTAGGCTTTGAAGCTGAAGTGAATGGCGACCCCCTCTCAATACAGAAACTTGATATTTACGTAAAACAAGGTAGGTCTTACTAATGGCTAACACTACTTTCACACGATTGACAAACTTTGAGACTAAAGATGGTTTAGCCTCAGGTTCAGCAGCTAAACGAGTCAAGGGTACTGAGATTGAGGATGAATTTGCTCAGGTCAAAACCGTTGTTGACGTTAAGGCTGACATTAACTCGCCAGCTCTTACTGGTACTCCAACTGTTCCTACGGCTTCCGCAGGGACTAACACTACTCAGGCTTCTAATACGGCCTTTGTTACTACTGCTGTTGCAAATGGGAAAGTATCCACTGCGCTAACTGGTACACCTACAGCGCCTACAGCTTCTGCTGGTACTAACACTACTCAAATAGCGACTACAGCTTACGTAGAGACAGCAAAGACAGCGACAACTACAGCAGCAAATAACTACACAGACACAGAAGTATCAGACGCTAAAGTGTCGCCTGCTTTCACAGGTACGCCCACAGCGCCAACAGCATCTTCTGCTACTAATAATACCCAAATAGCTACTACAGCTTATGTTACTAACGCTATAAGCAGTGCTCCTTCAGGTTATAGTAGCGTTGTAATTGATGGAGGCTCTGCTGTCTATAATAAAACAGCTTATATAAACAATAGCGGCCCTTCGGGCGGCAGTGATGGAGACGTTTGGTTTGAGTATTAAAGCTAAAGTAAATGGTACTTGGCAAAACGCTCATAAAGTTCACGTTAAAAACAATGGGTGGCAACAAGTACGAACTGTTCACAATAAAGTTAATGGAACTTGGCAGAAGACCTATGAGTACGAATACGTTTATACCCTAGCTTCTGGTGCTCATGATAGTATAGATTTAGACGACTATGCTCTTGATAAATTCCATAATGTAAGATTTATTGTTCCTTCTAACGCTCAAGTAGTTGCTACCAATACGTCTACTCCTGCTATAAAAACTGGTACAGGGTATGGTGGTAAATTAATTATTGAAAACCACGGAAAGATTTATGGCCGTGGTGGTTCTGGTGGTGATGGAGGCGACTCCAATAGCTCAACTGCTTATGATGGCGATAATGGCATTGATGGCGGTAATGCTATACTACTAGAATGTGACTTAACTGTTGAAAACAGCGGCACTGTCCTCGGTGGAGGCGGTGGCGGTGGTGGAGGCGGTGGGGCACACGACTACGACTCTAGCTCTGGTGATGAATACGCTGGAGGTGGCGGTGGTGGCGGTGGTGCTCCATTCGGCTTCGGTGGTAACAAAGGCTCAGGCTCAGGCGTACAAGCCACTACTGGTGGATTTGGTGACTTTGAAAATTCTAGTGCTGGTGGTACTGGCGGCTTTGATGATGAAGGTTCAGCGTTTAGTAACGGAAACGCAGAAGGTGGCGATGGCGGATCTGGCGGTGCAGTAGGCCAAGCTGGTTCTTCAGGCAGCACTGCTGTACAAGGCACGACTAGAAGGTCAGGAGGCGCTGGCGGTGTTGCTGGACAAGCATATTATAATCCTAATGGATTTACTTTAACACAGGTATAAAAAAATGTCATTATTTGGTAATATCTTAGAAAAGACCGCAGGGTTTTTTAAGCCAAAACCTGTAGTTGATGATCGTATCCCTACAGGGCGTGGAAAATCTAGCGGAAATTTAACTACTAGCTCTACGGGTGCTTTTTACCCTTCAGGTCGTGATGCTGTTAAACCTAGTCTTGCCACTACAGTAGCTTTAGGGCCAGCAGCTAAACCAGCATCTTCTTTTGTTAATCAATTAAGATATGGAATGAATGAACAAGCTGCTAGTGAATATAACAGATTAGCCGCAGAGAATAAAGGCTTTATGGATATGTCAGAAGCTGAACGTGTGCAGTTAGCACGTGAGCCTCAAATGGGCGCACAGCTACCTAATCCTGTTTCTAGGCCTAAGCGTAATAACTCTAATAGGGGAAATACATTGTCTAACCAAGAAGTAGTACCTATGCCTCAAGTTACCTACCCTCAGGTTGGTACAAGTGAAGGCTTCACAGGTATGTTCCAAGGTGCACTGCCCGATGTGCCACAAATTGAACCAACATTTGCACCTGAGATTGGGCCTGTTCAAGACGCAGGAACATTCCGTCCTGTAACAGTCACTTCTAGTGCTAGTCAGGCTGCTTTTAGTCCTGAAGGTGTTACTACTGGTCTCACAGGTTCTGCTGCTGACTTACAACAACAGGCAGCTACAGGAGCTATGGACTTTGGCCAACGTCAACAGTCTTTGTTTGACCAAGGCGTAGCAGGCCGTGCTCAGGAAATATATAATAGACAACTTGCTTTGTTAGAACCACAACAACTTATGCGCCAAGCTGCCATGGAAGAATCCTTAGCTGCTACTGGTCGTGGTGGTTTAGGTCTATCAGCAGAGACTTTTGGTCGTGAAGGTGGCATGGTAAACCCTGAGCGTTTAGAAGAAGCTTTGGGTCGCCAGACTGCTGAGGCTCAACTAGCGGCTTCTGCTGACCAACAAGCAATGGCTGAAAGAGCACAAGAGATTGGACTAGCTCAAGCAGCCCAGCAGGGCATGTTTGGTCAGTTTGGCCAGTTAGCAGGACTAGAAGCACAGGGCATTGCTCCTGCTCTACAGGCTGCTCAGATGCGTCAACAATTTGGTTTACAAGATCAACAGCTTCCTTATGAACTAGCGGCACAAGCAGCAGGCATAGATCAATCTAAGCTAGGCATGTTAGCACAACAGCAACAGTTGCCTTATCAGTTAGCACAGGCACAACTAGCACTAGACCTAGGACAGCAAGAAGTTGCTCAGGGTGGACAAATGTTCCCAGCGCAGTTAGATCAACTACTTGCTAATATTGACTTGACTAAAGCGCAGGCAGCGAATGCACGTTATCAACCTAGTTCCTTAAGTACTGGCTTGACATCATTAGGTAGTGCTTTCTTAGGTACAAGCGCAGGCTCTAATTGGTTAGGTAACTTATTCGGCAACTTTAAACTAGGATAACCACAACAGGAGACACACTAATGGCAAAAGGTTTATTTACCGCAGGAGACCCTGTTGCGGATATACTAGAGAAACGTAGGATACGTGCTCAAGACTTACAGAATCAGATGATGAAAGCGGCAGCTCAAGGCGCTGCTCGTCCCGATAAGGCTCGTCTGGCTTCCTTCTTAGGTTCTGCTATAGGCCGAGGTTTAGCTGGTGCTATGCCAGACCCTGAGCTTGATAAAATGAAAGAAGAGCAGGAAGGTATCCAAGGTTTACAAAAAGACTTTGCTGCTGCTCTAACACAAGGTAAAGCCGATGAACAACTTGCTCTTGCTAATGAATTAATCCAAAAAGGATACACACAAGAAGGGACTCAGTTGTTCCAACAAGCTCAGTTGAATAAACAAGCAGAAGCAGATCGGGAAGCGGCAGCTCAGAAAAAAGCAGACGAAGAGCTAGAAGCAAGCATGGAAGTTGAATCAAACTTTCAATTAGCTACGTCTATACGTAAAGATTATCCTAACATTGCAGATCAAGTAGAAGCAGGAAATCCTGAAGCTGTTAAAACCGCAATGAAACTTTTAACTCCTGATAAAGCTAAGGGTGGCAGTGGGGACACAGCTCAAATTAAAAACTTAGCTAGATACGAAGAGCGGAAATTAGAGATAGAAAAAAGAGTCGAAGAAGACCCTACATTCACTAATGCTGACGCTAGAGTTGAACTTCATGCTATTAAATCTGCATTGAATATAGCCATTGACCCTAATGTAGATGCTACTTCTCGTCAAGACGCTCAGGATGTAAGTAAGTATTTAACAGAAGTTTCTACTTCTGCTTCTGGTTCTACAAAAAGAATATCTAGTTACAATCAAACATTAGCTATGTTAGACGCAGGGTTGTACACAGGTTTTGGAGCTGAGGCTTTGCAGACAGTTCGTAGGCTTTCTATTGCTGTGGGACTTGCTGATGAAGATACTGTGATTACAGCAGCTAACGTAGATCAGTTCAGAGCTAACGCAATGGATATGGTTATGCAGAGAATCTCGCAAACTAAAGGTGCTATTTCTGATGCTGAAATGAAGAAGTTTGAAGAAGCTGGTATAGATTTAAGAAAAACACCTGAGGGTAACAGATTTATCTTAGAAACAGCAAAAAGAGTTGCTTTATGGGAAAAGAGAAGAGCTAATGCTATTAATTCTTGGTATGGAGAACAACGTGATAAAGGTGCTATACCAAGACGAGATGAAGTTAAAAAGTTTGCCAGTGAGTGGGAAAAGAATAATGTGCTACAGTTGGATGATAAAATAATTAATCCAGATAAAAAATCTGAGACTACTCAGGAAGCCGTACCTACCTTTAACCAAGATGCTATTGAAGCTCTTAGAAAGTTTGACGTACTAAACCCAAACCCTCTAAACCCATCGGAGTAGTTTAAATGTCTGACTATAGTTTAGAACAAATAGAAGGAGCTATTAAACTTGCCTATAAAGAAGGAAATATAGAGGCAGTAAACTCCTTAGCTGAAGTTTATAATTATCAGAGAAAGAAAGAAAAAGAAGCGTTTTCAGAATATAAGCCAACTACTATGGCTGACGTTCCTGAACAACTTGCTTCTACTTATGAGTCTGGTAAACAATCTTTTTTTGAACAGGCACAAGAGTTTGGTGATGAGGCCTTATCTGGTCAATATCGTACTCCAAAAGAGGCAGTATTGAGAGGGGTAGCTAAGGCTGCTCCTGTCGTTGGCTCTGCTTTTGAAGCTGCGGCAAAAACAGTAGGACAAGGGCTATCTTTAATCACATATGACCCTTTAGAGGAATGGGTCGCAGAGCAAGCTAAAGGAATAGCTTTTGAGATAAAAGAAAGTCCTTCTTTCCGAAAGGGAGTAGCAGCTGCTAAAAAAGGAATTGAGCATTGGAATGAATTTTCTGAAAATGAACCAGAAGCTGCCTCAAGGGTAGAAGACTACTTTAATGTGGCTACTTTGGGTCTTCCTCCTACAAAAGTAAAACCTTTTACTGAAGGAATGGATAGAGCCGCTGATGCTGCTACAGCCGCAGGAGTAAAGCAAGTAAAAGAAAGAAGGGAAAAATTTGTTTATAACATAATATCTCCTTTAAAGAAAGACAAAAGTGAAATACAAAGGACTGAGACTAAAGGGTTTTTCCGTACTTTTATAGTGACTCCTAGTGAGTTTGAGAAAGAAATAATTGAAGTAGTGGCTAAAGTTCCTACTGTTAAAGCAGGGGCTACTTTTACTGACAATTCTAAGGCTCTTAAAGAAGCTATAGATAAAAGCGCTGTTTCTTTGGTTGATGATTTAAAGAAAGCAGGGAATCCTTCTGTTGATAAGGATGCCTTACTTATTGACTTACAAAGCAGCTTGGAATCCCTATTAAAGTCAGAAGACTTTATAATTGAAGGCGGCAACCCAAAAATGGCTAAGGCTTTTGTACAGAAGGCCATGAGTTTTATTTCCGAATCTGATGGTACTGCTATTGGTGTGCTTCAAGCTAGGAAAAACTTAGACGAGTTTTTAAATAGTAAACAGGTAAGTTTAGATGCTGACTACTTAAACTCGAAAAGAAGTGCATTGAAGTTAGTTAGGGATAAACTAAACCAATACGTAGATAAAAGCGTCCCCGATGTTGATGTAAAATCAAAGTTAAGGAAGCAGTATTTAATGTACAATGCTTGGGATAATTTATCTGATAGGGCTTTAGATGAAGCTACTAATGGTATTTTAAGGACTTATAGGAATATTCAGATAGCTTCAGGTACAAAGCTACCAACGACTCCTTTAGCTATAGCTGCCACAGCCTCTGCTGGTACTGGTTTCTTAGCAGGTGGCGTATTACTCCCAATAGGTGCAGCAGGAGCTGCGGCTGGCGTAGGAGCTTTATCCATAAAAGGGTTAGCTTCTCCTGCTTTTAAAAAACAAATAGGAAGTTTACTGCGATTAACCAATGATGCGATTAAGAAAAGTAAATCTGTTGAAATGGTTGAGCAGTTGAAAGCTGATAGGCTTATTCTTATTTCTTTGTTGCAGACTCCTACACAGGAAGATCAAAAAGTTCCTTACAAGAACGCTCAGAATTAATTATTCAAAGAGGATTACTAATGGCAGGATTAATGGACTACATACGACAAGCTGACAAAAGCAGCTTTGAGTACGTACAAGACTTAGTTAGTGACGCTCGGCAGCTCTATGGTAAGGAAAGGTATGTTGAAGACAGGCCTGACAATACTTTTTTAGATCGGTATATTGAGCCTGAAATGGACTTAATGACTGACTCTGTGACAGGAGAGCCAGTAGTTGAGACTTTGGAAGCTGTGGCTGAGGAACAGCCTAAGCAAGCTGAGGAACAGCCTAAGCAAGAAGAAGAAGCAGCAGAAGCTCCTTTGACTCCTGAAAAAGCAATAGATAAGGTAGAGGCTGTTTTTCCGTCTAAAGGCATTCTTAAGGAAATAGCTAAGGTTGAATCCCGTTTAGGTGAAGATAAAAATACTTATCGTAAAGGATACCATGGAGGCGTGATGCAAATCGACAAGGTTGGCTATGAAGCAACTAAAGATTTAAAATCACATCCTAAGCTAAAACAAAAACATAAAGCCATTGAGGAAGAGTTTGGTATTAAATGGGCTGATACTAGCTGGGAAGACTTACGTGACCCTTTACATAGCGTCATAGGTGCTCGTTTGTTCTTAAGTAACCTAGAGAAAGAGATACCTGATACCCTAGAAGGAAGAGCTGCTTATTGGAAAGATAACTACAATACGTCAGCAGGGAAAGGTACAGTAGCTAAATACTTAGAAAGACTTAAGTAAAAAAGAAGCCCCCAAGGAGCAATCCAAGGGGGCTTTAAGTTACCTAGAAGGGGAGAAACTAGGTTTTACTACAATTCACAAGCTCCACCAGCACAAGCGGCTTCACCAGCTAAGTCTGTGTTGTCTTGAGTTTCGACAACTTTGGTTAGGTCAATGTTATTGAGACTACCCTCTAACAACTTGAAGCGTTCTTCTGTGATGTCTTCGAAAGGTGCTTGAATGTAAGTACCACCATCATATGGCAATACTGAGATACCATTAAAGCTATTTCGGTTCTTCCACATCCACTCGCCACAC